TAAAAAATGTATGAGTATAGATGCACAGTCGTAAAGATTATTGACGGCGATACAGTTGATGTAGATATTGACTTAGGGTTTGGTGTATGGTTAAAGAAGGAACGTATTCGTCTTTACGGTATCGACACACCAGAATCACGCACAAGAGATTTAGAAGAAAAGAAGTATGGACTTGCCGCAAAGGAATTCCTAACTGGTATGTTGGATGATGAGGGTGGAGTTGTTCTCAAAACACATAAGGATGCAGAAGGAAAGTTCGGTCGTATTCTTGGGGAACTATGGAGAACCACAGACTATGCTGATAAATCAATCAACGAATATTTAATTGAGAAACATCATGCAGTTCGTTATATGGGACAATCCAAAGAATTGATTGAAGAGGAACATATCAAAAATCGTTCCTATCACAATCTCTGATTATCGTTATAAATAGATTTAGGAGATTATAGATGGCCGCAAATCCAACAGCATTTAAAGATGCAGAAGCAACAAATGATTCTAATAGAAGTGCAGTCATATTCAAAGACTTTAACTTCAACTTTGCAAGACATCCTGTAACTGGTGACATTGCAAAGGTAACAGATGTTTCTGCTGTGAAGACTAGTGTAAAGAACCTAGTGTTCACAAACTTTTATGAGCGTGGGTTTAATCCGGCACTTGGGTCGAATGTTCGTTCGGCTCTATTTGAACCAGTTACACCTTTGGTTGCTGCAAGACTTGGAAGAAACATTGAAGATGTGATTGTGAACTTTGAACCAAGAGCAGAACTGATTAGTGTTATTGTTCGTGCAGACTTGGATAGGAATGCGTATGAGGCAACTATCAAATTCAATGTGGTAAATACTGAAACAGAAGAACAGACATTGGATTTATTTTTAGAGAGACTAAGATAAATGGCAACAAAATTACAAGTCACTGAGTTGGACTTTGATGATATCAAAGCAAACCTAAAGACATACATGAAAAATCAAACAGAGTTTTCAGATTATAACTTTGAAGGTTCTGCACTATCTACACTCATTGATCTACTTGCATACAATACTCACTACTTGGGTATGAATGCAAACATGGCACTTAACGAAGCATACTTGGATACTGCAACCATTCGTTCTTCAGTAGTCTCTCATGCAAAGACACTTGGTTACACTCCTCGTTCTGCTCGTGCGCCTGTTGCTTATCTTAACGTCACTATTAATAACTCTTCACTTCTTTCTGCCACTGTTGCAAAGGGAACTAAGTTCACAACAACAGTTGATGGAGATCAATATGCATTCGTAGTTAATGATGCAGTGACTACTACACCAGTTAATGGTGTTCTTCGTTTTTCTAATCTTCCTGTATATGAAGGAACTCTTGTTACCGCAAAGTATACAGTAGACAGTTCTAATATTGAGAAACAATATTTACTTACAGACAATCGTGCAGACACAACAACTCTTAGAGTATCAGTTCAAAACTCTGCAGCCGATTTGACTACAACAACTTATACACTTGCAACCGATATATCACAAGTTACTGCAACATCAAATGTTTACTTCCTACAAGAAGTTGACGGTGGAAAGTTTGAAGTATACTTTGGAGATAATGTCGTTGGTAAAGCTCCAACTGATGGTAACATTGTTATTCTAGAATATATCGTTACCAATAAGGGTTCAGCAAATGGTGCAAAAGTATTTGCTGGAACTTCTGTTGCTGGAGAAACAAATATTACAATTGCAACAGCATCTGCTGCTGTTGGTGGTGCAGAACCAGAAACAATTCAGTCAATTAAATACAATGCACCTTTAGACTTTGCATCACAAGGTCGTGCGGTAACTACTGATGACTATAAAGTTATTATTCCTAAAGTTTATGCAGATACTCAAGCAATTCAAGTTTGGGGTGGTGAGGATAATGATCCCCCAATCTTCGGACAAGTCTTTGTTTCAATCAAAACAACTTCTGGAATTAATCTAACACAGGCACAGAAAGATACTATCGCTGCTTCATTGGATAGATATAATATTGCATCTGTTCGTCCTACGATTGTTGATCCAGAAATAGTTAAGATTAAACTAAACACAAGTTTTAAATTTAATTCTAATCAAACAACAAAGACTTCCTCATCTTTAGAAACTCTTATAAGAACTACTATCTCAAACTACAACGCATCTGATTTGGAAAAGTTTGATGGTATCTTTAGATTCTCAAAACTATCTCGTTTGATTGATGCAACAGACCCATCAATCTTATCAAACATAACAACAGTTCGTATGCAGAAAACATTTACACCAACTTTAAACGCTGCAACAAAATATGAACTCAAGTTTTCTAATCAACTCTATCATCCTCATGCTGGTCACAACTCTATGATGGGTGGTATCACTTCATCTACTGGTTTTAATATCAGTGGACAGAGTGGAGAGTTCTTTATGGATGATGATGGTAATGGAAACATCAGAGCTTATAGTTTGGTTGGTGGAACAACAAGAACATACTTGGACACAAACATTGGAACAATTAATTATACTAATGGATTAATCACATTAGACTCTTTGAATGTTACTGCATCTTCAGAAACTGCTGGTATTACAATCACAGTTATTCCAAGTTCAAATGACATTGTTCCAGTTCGTAATCAGTTGTTGGAGATTGATTTGGCAGGACTAAGAGTTACTGGTGAAAACGATACTATTGAATCTGGTGGTTCTTCTGCTGGAACTGGTTATACAACCTCATCCTCATATTAAGGTTTAATAAATGTCTGGACATGACCCAACATTAAAGAATAAAGTATCTCCACATATTGAGAGTCAGTTGCCTGAGTTTGTTCAGAGCGACAATCCTTTATTTGGTCTGTTCTTAAAATACTATTATGAATTTCTAGAGGCTGGTGAACTTACTGTCACTGGTTCTAACAACTATGTTATTGAAGAAACAATTACTAAAAACTTTATTCTAGATGAGAATGAAGAAAATATTGTTCTAGAAGATTCTGTTGGAAAGTTTACTGTTGGTGAAACAATCACTGGACAGACAACTGGTGCGACTGCTCGTATTCTTGTTGATGACTTTGATGACAACAAACGACTATTCATTACATCTCAACAAAGATTTCAAACTGGTGAAACGGTAACTGGTAATACTTCTGGTGCAACTACAACTGTAGCATCTTATCGTGCAAACCCTGTTCAGAACATTCAACAACTTCTTGCATATGCAGATGTTGATAATACAGTCTATGACTTCTTAGATAAGTTTAGAGATTCCTTTATGGATTCTCTTCCTAACACTCTTGCTGATGGTATTGCAAAACGCAAACTCATTAAGAACATTAAGGATATGTATGCTGCAAAGGGAACTAGAGATGGACATAAACTATTCTTTAGAATTCTCTTTAATGAAGAAGCAACTATAATATATCCTCGTGATAATATGCTTCGTGTATCTGATGGCCAATGGTCTACAGATAGAGTTATTCGTGTCATTGAGGCAGGAACATCTGACTTCACTAAAGCAATTGGACAAAGACTTACAGGTTCAACATCTGGCGCAACGGCACTTATTGCAACTGTTGTAAAGTTCAGAGAAGGTAACGATTTAATTGCAGAGATTAATGTTGATGCAAACTCTGTTACTGGAACTTTTGTTGCAGATGAAATTGTTACAACAACAGACACAACATTAGATTTACAAATCTCTGCAACGGTTAAAGGTGTAGTTACTGGTGGAGTTGTCACATTAGGTGGTGCGTATTATGATACTGATGATCCAGTAGTTCTTACTGGTGGTAACGGCAACAACGCTGCAACTGCTCGTGTTGAATCTGCTGGTGCTGGTTCTATTGATGAGATTGTTATTGAGAATGGTGGTAGTGGTTATACGGCCGGTGAAGAACTTCTTTTCGACCTAACAAATACTGAAGGTAAAGATGTTCGTGCAAAGATTGCTGTCGTTGGTGGTGGGTTCTTATTAGAACCATCAACATCACCAGATAACATAATTACAGAAGATGGTGACTTGATTGTTACTGATGATGACATTCAGTATATCAGTAAGGAACAAACAGTAGGCGAACTAGATCATCTTGTATTAGAAGATGGTGATCAGATTGTTATTGAAGAAGCAACCTTTACGGACTTGGGTGTTCCAGCAGAGATTGGTGAGATTACTAAAGTTCATATGATTAACAGAGGTAATGGTTTTATTAAACTTCCTCTGGTTTCTGATAGTGCAACAACCTCTGGCTCTGGTTCAAGACTCTTTGCCGCATCAACTGTTACCCCAATGGTAGGACACGTTGAGGGCATTTCTATTACTAACTTTGGATTGCGTTATACTACAAATCCACAAGTTGTTCTTAATAGAAATATTCTTGTTCAAAATGTTTCTGGTTCTTTTGCTGCTGGTGATACCTTAACAAGTCATACTGGAACAGTAGTTGACTTTGATAGTGCAAGAAATATTTTAGAAGTTCAAACCTCTGTTGATTTTAATCAAGGTGATAGTATTACAACAATCACTGGAGCCACTGCAACAGTTTATCAGGCAAGTGCCTCAGAGGCAACTTCAACTGTGGGTGTTATCGGAACAAAGGTTGGAAACTTTGTATCTGATAGAGGTAAGGTTTCTGTTGATACAATGCGTATCCAAGATTCACTTTACTACCAAGACTATTCTTATGTGGTTCGTATCGGACAATCTATCAATCAGTGGAGAGAAAGTATTAGACGTTCTGTTCACCCTGCTGGTTGGAACGTGTTCGGTGAAGTATCTTTTGCATCACAAGTTGCAGCAAGAATTCAAAACCCTGCTGCTGGTTCTGTTACAGACAGTGGTTCACCAGATACATTCACTCCAGAACTTGCATCGACATTTACAAACCTCTTTACTGTAGTATTTGGAAGAAGACTAGGAACAAAGTCTGACGGAACTTCTGTTGTATCTGCACCAACTAGAGGTGTTCCTGCTGGAACTGCACTAGACACTGGTAGAGATGTTACACTATCAAGTGCAGTTCATGTTCAAATGAAGACAGGTAGAGGTTCACATTTAACTGGCCCTACTTTGGAGAATTTTGCAAAGTATGCTTTTGCAGTTCATCCTACAACAACGTCTGAGGTAATTCCTAATTATCCAGGCATTAGTAGAACTGCAACTGCTGGAGATAACTTCTCTCGTGATCAGTATACAATCGCACAATTTGGTTATCTAAATATCAGAGATGTATGTCTTGCAGATGGTTCTATACCAGCAAGTGCATATACAACTCGTATCAACGTAATGCCTCCATCCGAAATTATTCTTGATAGGGGTGCATTGGTTAATGCATTTGATAATAACTATGTAACATTTGATGATGGAGTAACACATTTTGATGAAAGTGATCCTCGTGCAAGAGATACCTCTGGACGATACGCAACGTCTTTCGATCAAGGTGGATTTAAGTTTGATGAAGACGTTTCAACATTCGATATATCTGCTGGGCCCGTTCCTATAACTATGGATGGACTTGGAAATTCATTTGATGAAACTTCAAATACCTTTGACAAAAACTTATAAATAAAGGTATAATAGGAATTTTAACTAGGGGAAACCGAAAATGGCATATCAATCAATCGGGCGTGGAACTACTGCGAATGATGGCACTGGTGACGATCTTCGCACAGGTGCGGGCAAAGTCAACGCCAACTTCGTAGAAGTATACACTCTGTTGGGTGATGGTTCTACACTAACTACTGACACAGTAACACTAAACACTGCAACTCAGACACTAACCAACAAAACAATAACAGGAACTTTCACTGGTAATATCACAGGTGATGTTACTGGAAACGTAACAGGTGATGTTACTGGAAACGTAACAGGTAATGTTACTGGAGACTTGACAGGTAATGTCACTGGTGCTGTTACAGGAAATGTAACAGGAAACTTGACAGGGGATGTCACTGGAGATGTTACAGGAAACCTAACAGGTGATGTAACTGGTGCGGTTACAGGTAACGTAACAGGTAACGTAACAGGTGACTTGACAGGTGCAGTAGATTTGAACGGTGGGGTTCTAACTCTAGATGCAGATGCAGACACTACAATCACTGCTGATACGGATGACCAAATCGACATTGCATTTGGTGGTAACGACAGAATTACTCTTTCAACTGGTTTGATTGACCTCAAGAATGATGGAACACAATCAGAAGTAAGACTATATTGTGAATCTGCAAACGCACACTACGCTGGAATTCAGGCTCCTGCTCACGCAGACTTCTCTGGAAACATTACAATCACTCTACCCTCTTCGACAGATACACTTGTTGGAAGAGATACGACTGATACACTAACAAACAAGTCTTTGACCTCTCCAACAATTACTGGAACAGGTGCAATTGCTGGTGCATCATTTACTGCAACAAATCATTTTCAACTTCCAGTATATGCTGATGGAACAGCAAGAGATGCTGCTATCACATCGCCTGCAGCTGGTATGATGTGTTTCTTGACAGACAACGGTTCTGGTTCTGAGAAAGCACAAGTATATGCCGGTAGTGCTTGGGTTGACTTACATTAAGGATAGAGAAACATGGCAATTGATAAAATTACGGTCGCAACAGTTAGTGGGTTACAGACTGAACTAGATAACTCAAAGATTAACCCAGAGTTTAGTGGCACAGAAGCTGCAAAAATGCCTGTGGGAACAACAGCACAAAGAGAAGGTTCTCCTAAGGCTGGTGACCAAAGATTTAACTCCACTCTTTCTTTGATGGAGTATTATGATGGAACAGGATGGAAAGCAATTGACTCTGCTCCAGCAATTTCCACCATCAGTCCGACTACTGAAACTGACGCAAACGCTAATATTACAGTGAATGGAAATTTCTTTTCATCTGGTGCTACTGCTAAGTTTGTTGGGAATGATGGAACTGAATACGCATCCCCTTCTGTAACCTTTGTTTCTACTACTGAATTGACAATTACAACTCCTGCTTCTGCACTAACAGTTGCAAATGAACCTTATGATGTTGTGGTAACAAATCCTTCTGGACTTGCTGGAACTTTATTTGATGCATTGGACGCTGGTTCTACTCCTACAATAACACAGACATCTGGAGCAACCCTTGCAACTATTTTTGATAAGGGTGATGACTATTCTCCAATTACGACTCTCACTGGAACGGATGCAGATGGACAATCTGTATCTTTCTCCGAAAGTGGTAGTGTTCTAAGTGATGAAAGTGTTACTATCAATTCGGATGGAACAATTACTGGTGACCCAGATGCTCAGACTACCGGCACGTCAGTAACAAAAACATTTACTGCACAGGCATCTGATGGAACAAACACATCTACAAAATCTTTCAATATCATTATTCGTTCTAATACTTCAACATATTGGTGGAAGAGTGAAGATATAACTGATACTGGTTCTGGGTTTACATGGAATGATGCAAACGGAACTACTGCTGCAAATATGTCAAACTTTGGAACATATAGTCATCTAACACTAAACAATTCAGATTCAGATTTTGGTAATCAAAAAACTTTGGCATTGAATACTCCAGCTGGTTCTGGAATGTATACTGGATCAATTAACAATATTCATACAAATGGTAACGCATTTACTATCTTATTTGCTGCCCATCATACTGGCGCCAATGCCAGCACCAGCACAGGGGAAACAGCGTTTGCCTTCCAAGATAATGATGGAAATAATGATTGGGGTCATGCATTTGACCCAGCAGCTGACCATACATGGGGCGGCCCGACAGGTGGTAGTAGAGGCGAATATAATGGAAGTGGGTATGACTCTACAAGAGGAACTTTTTTATGGATGCACAACGGAACATCTGGAACAAAGGCTTGGTCAAATACTGCAAATAATTATTGGAATAATCAGTATAGGCATTACAATCAAAGTGGCATGACAACTAGAGCGAGCGGATCAATTCAACAACAACAAACTGGTATGACTGCTATTAACGATAGAATTACTCTATTCAATTTCTCATATAGTTATTCGGTTAGCCATTACTATCAAGGTAAGATGGCAGAAATTTTGTTCTGGGAAGGTAGAACAATATCTACTACAGAGTTGAACTATTGGAGCGATTACCTCGCAGAGAAATTTAGTTGGACGTAATAGAGTCCGAATAAATATCATTGAAAAAAGGAATAATGGAAAACTAAAATGGCAGCGATTATTACAGAAAACTTCAGACAACATAATGCAGAGCAATTCTTTGAGTCATTCTCGGAAGCTGCTGCATCAACATACTATTTGTTTATTGGTAAGAGTTCACCTTTTACTAATTCAACATCTGGTGGCGATGACAACTCACCTCCTGTTCCAAAGGATGATGTGACTACAGAATTTTATAAATGGGATTCAATGCTCGCTGCTAAGTTGATCTCATCTTCTGATGTATCTTATGTTATCCCTCGTAGAAACTGGACAAACAATACAGTATACGATATGTATGAACATGACATTAGTAGTTCAAATACGACTACTTCTGGTGCATCAAACTTGTATGACGGAACATTCTACTTTATGACTTCAGAATATAAAGTCTATAAAGTGCTTGACAATAATGGTGGAACTGCATATAGTGGTTCTGAACCAACTGGAACAGATACCTTCCCTGTAGAAATTGGTGGATATACAATTCAGTATATGTATTCCATTTCTACATCAGAAATTCAAAAGTTCCTTACCTCAGATTTTATTCCAGTATCTACTGACACTAACGTAACTAATGCTGCAGTTGATGGTTCTATTGACGTAGTTCGTGTTACTGTTGGTTCTGGTTATACAGACGGAACTTACTATGCTGCAATTGATGGTGACGGAACTGGTGGTGTTGTAGAGATTTTAGTTTCTGGTGGTGCAATTGTCAAACAGGGTTCTGCTGGAACTAATGTGACAACTCCAGGCTCTGGTTACACATTTGGTAATGTTGACTTGACAGATGTTTATACAACAAGTGCTTTGACGGTATCTGCTAATATCGGTTCAGGCACAGGTGGTGCAGTCGTTCCAATCATTTCACCAAAGGGTGGACATGGTAAAGATGCTGTTGCAGAACTTGGTGGACACTATGTTATGATGAACTCTAAGTTAGAACAGGCAGAAGGTGATGATGTTACAGTTGCAAACGATTTCAGAGAAGTAGGAATTATTAAAGACCCATACAACTTTGGAACAACAACTATTTCTTCTGCATCTACTCGTAGACAGTCTCTTGCAATTAAGATGGCATCTGCTCCTGTTAGTGCATATGAGATTGATGAAAAAGTTACTCAGTCAACAACTGGTGCAGTAGGTAGAGTTGTAGAATGGGACGCAACAAATAACATCCTATATATTCTACAAGAAAGATTTGCAGACTACGGTATTGCTTCTTCTGGAAACCAAGTTGCATTTAGTGGTGCAAATACTATCACTGGTGCTACCTCTGGTGCTGCTGCAATTCCTTCTGCTACTGCAAGTGAGACTGTAACCCTTTCTGGGGGAACAGTTCTTACATTTACTGCTGGATATAATAACCCAGAACTAGAACCAAACAGTGGTAAAATTCTTTATATAGAAAACAGACGCCCAATATCTCGTGCTTCTGACCAAACAGAAGATATCAAAATCGTAGTGGAATTCTAAACAATGGAAAAAACCAATCTTAATGTGTCACCATACTATGATGACTTTGCTGAAAACAAAGATTTTCATAGAGTTCTCTTTCGTCCAGGCTTTGCCGTTCAGGCAAGAGAACTAACTCAACTACAGTCTATCCTACAGAATCAAATTGAAAGACATGGACGCCATGTATTCAAAGAGGGAACGGTAGTTATCCCTGGCGCAGTTGGTTTTACAAATGAATACTATGCTGTTAAACTACAGTCTACTATTTCATCTACGGATATCTCTACTCAAATCCAAGATTATGTTGGTAAGAGAATTACTGGAACAACCTCTGGCGTTGTTGCAGAAGTTATTCAGGCAGTCGCTGCAACTACAGAAGACCCTATTACACTATTTGTAAAGTATATTAGAACTGGTTCTGATAACGTAACAACTGTATTCCAAAACGGAGAAAGAATCTCTGCAAACGGAACAGTAGGTTCTTTTGGTTCTGGTATTGATAGTGCGGTTCTACAAACAACAAA